ACCTCGATGAGCCCGCCGGATCCGGAAAGGTCCCTCATGTAGATCTTGCCGCTTCCGATGTAGGAATAATCTGCCATTTCCCTCACCTCCTACTATCTATTGGATAGTGGTATGCTACACGCGAAACTCAAGTGGAACATCCCGACACCGTCGCCATATTCGGGGTCCGGTGCCGCAATCAACTCCAGGGGCCGCATACGGTCTCCCGGTTTCCATCCCATAAGCAGTTTCAAAACCTTGGTTATTAGCGGGCCGGCTGCAGCGCGCACATCGGAGCCGCTGCCGGGATCCGTCCCCACCCTAACCAGTACGGAGACGTGCCATATCTGCCTAATCTGCTGGACGGTCCCTTGAGCCAAGGGATCGCCCTCCATTTGATACCCACCGTAGCCGACCCACACGGACGGGAACACAAGAGCTGTGTGTTGGAGGGTCGTCAGCGTGAGATATGATCCGCACGCGGCCAACTCGGGGATACCGTCTTGCAGCCGCGTCACCAGAATGTTTTCAAGGGCCAAGAAATCGTCGAGCATCATCACCCCATCATCGCCTGGACGGTCAAGGCCCACGTCACGGGGCCTGACCGATTGCGTTCGACGACCACCCAGGACCGGTCATCGAACTCCACCACATCCTGATACCTCGGTGCCGGCACGTCCTCAGTCATGACGTGGACCACGGCGGTTTCCTGAACTGCAGCAACCAGCCCTCCCTCGATGGCATCGCCCCGAAACTCAATGAGAGCCGTGATATCACTAGCCACCCCGTCTTTCGGCACGTAGCGTATGGGGTAACCAACCGTGTCGAAGATCGTCGTCCTTAGCACGTCCCGGAGCTCGATATCATTGGCCATTGCATATCATCCGTCTTGACAGCCTGTTCGATCCGCTCCGCCTGCAAGCGGATTTCCTCGATAAGATCATGTTGATCATGTCTCCCGACCGAGCGTCTTAAGAGCCGCACCAGGGTCTGGATACAAATAGCTCCATTCAAAATGCGATGTCTTTGTTCCTGCGTCATCGTCGTCGCCTCTGATACCGGAACAAGGCCGAGGCGAACCGCTCCTCGAAGAACGGCCCGGCTCGGTGAGTCCATCGGTCACGCACTTTGTCGATCCATGGACGAGGTGGCACGGCAAGTGTCGTGGTACGCCGTGCCAAGGGGAGTCCGAGAGCAAAAAACATGCGCCGCATCTTGGGCGTAACCTTGAGCCGGAACCCTCTGGCGTGCTGTGCCATCAGGTCCCCGAACACATCCGACGATTTCAGGAGCCCAATGGCGACCTCGCCGGCACCGTCATCAATTCGATATCGCACCATGTTTTTCAGCTTGACAAAGGGCATGGACCGTGTCGACCGCCGGACCTTGATCAGGCCCTTCCTGGTGCCGGTCTTATATCTTTGGTGGGTGAGAGGGTCCACGTGCCGGGTCGACCCTTGCGGACCGTGTCGCCTGGCCAATGTGCCGGTATATGGGCTCAGTCTGGGTTCCACCGGCTCGCGGATAAGATCCATCCGGATGTGATACCCCAGACTGCTCAAGGCCGAGCGCCGCGCCCGGGCAAACATCCCGGGCAGCCCGGCCAGGGCCTGCGTCACGGACTGCAATTGGTATCGGTCAATCTGCACGTGGAGCACTCTCACCACCTCTCATTCGTCCAGGTTCTCGCCGTATTCCACGATCCCGATCGACCGGCGTATAAGTCGCCGGAACGGCCACGCCGACCTCAGCGCCGAACAACGTGGCCGCTATGGCTTCCATCACCATGTCCCGCAAACCCATCGCTCACCCCGCCTAGATCGTGCACTTCACCAGGACGCCGGGCCGGTAGCAGATCGGCAGGGGGTTCGACTGGGTGTGCAGGTCGATCCCGCGTCCGAACTTCCGGGGTTCCTGCTTGGCGTAGAGCTCCAGGCCGAGCGTGTTCGCCGTCTCGACGAAATCCGCCGGGGCGAACAGGGTCTCGAAGGTGTTCATGGTTCCAACCGGGAAGGCGTGGGCTTCGTTGGCCGCGATGAACCTTCGAGTATTTCCGTCGGGATCCGTCGCCTGCCCCCGGTATTCCTCGAAGACGATTCCGCCGAACCGGAATCCCTTTCGGTTGTCCTCCCCGAGACGGGACGCAGCCTCGCTGTGATACTTGTAGGCGTCCTCCACCTCGGGGTGGGTCACCAGAGCATCGAAGAACTCCTCGGAGCACAGGCAGTGCACTCCCGTGGCCACCTCGCCCTTGAGGTTGTCCTCGATGTGCCGGTTCACCGCCATGCACTTCTTGATCACTTCGGTGACATCCACATCGAGCTCGAAGTCCACCACCTTCTGGGTGATCTCGAATTCGGTGTAGAGGTTGTAGAGGGTGGACCCATCGGCATCGAGGATCAGCCCCTTGAGCGCCCCCATGCGGAGCCATTCCAGGGTGATGGCGTGTTTGTTCCGAAGCGTCTGCAGCCGGTCGTTGACCATCTTCGCCAGGGTCTCCATTTGGGATTCCGACCCGAAGGCCCGAAGCCCCTGGTAGTCCTCCGGAAGAATCACGTCGTCCGCCGGAATGTGCGGGATCACGAAGGACCGGACCTTGCGCTTTCCGTGGCCGCTCAGCTGCCCTGGAGATCCCACCGGCATGGTCTTCAAGAGGTTCAGAACGCCGTTTTGTTCCTCCACGATGATGGTGCGGGTGGGAACGCCCTTTCCGGGAAACAGATCCATCTCCCGGAGCCTCCCGTAGTTGTTGGGAAGCAGGTTGATCGCCTTGGTGAGCGACACCATGTTGAAAGCATCGGTTTCAAACGGATTCAGCATCTTTCATCCCTCCCTTAGGCCGTTTCCCTGGTGATCACGCCCTTGGCCGCCAGACCGTCCAGGGCGGCCGAGATCTGCTCCGGAGTGGCGCCGTCCGGCCAAACCAGATTGTCCGGATTCACGATGGCGTCCCGAACGATGGCCACGCCCTCCATGTCTCCGTTCGTGGCATCGTAGTTGTCGATCACGATGCCGTAGGCGATTTCGCTCCCGTCGGTGCCGGCGGGGTCGAACTGCACCACCTTGCCGGTGGCCGTCACCTTCCCCACCACGGTTCCGATGGCCAGGTTCTCTCCGGACGCCACGGTCACCTTCTCCCTGGAAAACCTGTTGTCCTCTTCCCAGTAGAGGATGTCCCCCAGTCGATTTCCTTCAGTCAAAGCCGCCATTTTCTCCACCTCCCGTCATCTTATGCCTTGCTATTGACGCCCCTGCTTCGCCGCTCGGCCTCCGCGACAACCGGGTTCGGTTCCCCAGTGATCATGGGATCCACTCCCGAACGAATGACGCCGCTCTTTTCCTGGGCCTCGGCCATGGCGTCCAGGACCATTTCCCTGGCCTTGTCCAGGCCGGTTCCGTTTTCGATGAGCTTTTCCTCCATCCCCTTCGGGAGCCATGCGCCAAACGTCCTGCAGATTTTCATGATCCCGGCCACGCGCTCCCGCTCGGCGTTGATGGCGGCCTCATCCACCTGGATCGCCCTGGCCCCGGCCTTCGCCTGTTCCCGCTCCTCATCGGGGACTGCCATGGTTTCGGCATTCTCCTCCCCTGGCGCCTGAGGTTCCTGTTCCCCGGCTCCGAGCACCGGTTTCTCTTCTTCGGAAACCTTGATGTCGATTTTCGGCGTGATCATCCTTGCCCCTCCTTTTCTCTCCAATTTCGCGATCACCTGGCCGATGCTCATGACGGCGTCTGCCAGACCGACCTGGACGGCGTTCAGGCCCTGATAAACGCGGGCCTCCGTCCCCATCACCGCCTTGGTTTCCAGTCCGCGATTCCGCGCCACCATTTCCACAAACATCCCGTAGGTCTCGTTCACCGAATTCTGGAGCCACTGCCTGGCCTCGGGACTCAGACGATTGGAATGCGGGTCGAACGCGGCCTTCTGGCTTCCGGCCGTGATCGGCTCGTAGCGGATGCCCATGTTGTGATCGAACCCGGATTGATCCACGTGGACGGCGATCACGCCGATGGATCCCACCCAGCCGGTGCGAGGGACGAAGACTTCGTCTGCAGCGCTGGCGATGGCGTAGGCCGCCGAAAGGGCCGCCTCGTTGGCCACGGCATAGATGGGCTTGATCCCGCGCGCCTGATAGATCTCGTCCACTAGGTCAAAAACCCCGGACACCTCGCCGCCCGGGCTGTCGATGTCGAAGAGGATCCCCACCGTGTTTCCGTCCTCCAGCGCGGCCCGGAAATCCTCGCGGATGTCCTCGTAGGAGCGCATACCGGATTGAGGACTGAGACCCATGGACCGGTAAACCAGGGACCCGTGCACCTGGATCACGGAGATCCTGTCGGACTCCACCTTGTTTCTGGACCCCTGAAGTGCCAAGCCGGAGCCGGCCTCCACCGGAAGCGGCCCTTGAATCTCCAGGCCCGTCCTCTGGCTCAATACTCCCAGGATCGTCTGGAGCTTCCCGGCGTCCACCAGAAGCGGCGTGTTGAAGATCCTGGACGAGACGTGGGGCAGGGTCGGTATCATGATCTTCGCCTCCTTCATCCTCTTCATTTCGCGAATCTTGCCCTTCTCCGCATGGCCTCCCGAACCAGCACGTCGGCATGCTCCTCCAGCCCCAGCGCCTCTCGATGTCGACGGAGATGATCCAGAACCTCCCTGGAGGCCTTTTCTCCGCTCCTGGCCCCGTTGGCCGCAGCCCAGGCCGCATTCAGGCCGCCACTGTGCAGGTACATTTCCCCGTCCACCCAGATTCCGTCCTCGTCCTTCGTCGTTCCTCCCTTGATCCAGTGGTGGGGATAGCGCCACGTGCTCTTCTTGCCGGGTTCCCCCATGTCGGCGTGGGCGACGCGGGGAAGTGCCGTCTTGTCCACGGACGACCACGCCGGCTCGTTTTCAGCCGTCCTGGAATTGTGTTGGTGCGCCATGTCTCAGTCCTCCTTCCAGAGCAAGGCGTCCTCGGCGTCCTGCATGGCGCCGGACGTGGACGTCTTTCTGGGGTCGCTGTCGAGCACCAAGCCCAAATCATCCGCCCGGGCGTTGTCGTCCGCGAGTTCCCGATCCACCACGTCCACGTCTCCCCCGCGTTCCGCGATCACTTGGGCCCGGCTCTTGAACCCACACCGCACCGACAACTGCTCGGCCTTCTGATCCTTCCATGGATCCACCCAGTCCCAGCCGTCCGGCCGCCAGGTGATGCGAAGGTACTTCCTGCGGTTGTCCCAGTAGTCTCGGATGGGCAGCACGCCGGAGAGGACGGCCAGGTCCATCCACATGACCGCCACGCGCCGGCAAAACTGAAACGCAAGCACCTGGAGTTGGATTTGCTTGCAAAACCGCCGGAATTCCAGCAGCGCCGCCCGAACGGACGAGTAGGTAACGCCGCGAAGATCTCCACTCAGCTGCTCGTAGGTGATGCCGACGCCCCTGGCGATCCGCCGAAGCTGCTGGGTCATCCAGGCCTCGTACTGACCGCCCACGTCGGCCGGCTCGGCGAACCGGATGTCCATGCCGGGATCCAGGACCGGAAAGGTCCCGGGCTCCAGGGCCACGAGATCCCTTCCTTGTGCGTCGGCCCCGGAGGAAAGACCCAACGGCGAAAGATCGTCCTCGTCGTAAGGCTGCGTGATGAACCCGCCGAACATGGCGGCCGTCTTCTTCCGGACCAGTTCGGCGTCCTCGTATTGGTCCAGCTCATGCAAGGTCAGGATCACCGGCGCCATCCAGGGGACTCCCCGGAGCTGACCTGCCCGAAGCGGTCGATAGACGTGACAGATCTCGCTTGCCGGAACGCGGGTTCTTTCGGTCGATCCCAGGCCGTCTCCGGGATGATCCCTGAAGAGGTGGTAGGCGACGCGCCGGCCGATCCGGTTGAATTCGATCCCCATGCGAATGGGGTTTCCGTTTTCGGCCGTGCCGGAGTAGGTCTCGTCCAGATGGTCCGGTTCCAGGAGTTGCACCTGAAGCGGAACCGCCAACCCGTCTTCCATCCTTCGGATTCGGAGTCTCGCCAGGGCCTCGCCGCATTCCACCATGGCCCTGGCCGCCAGGGCCTGCTGGCCGTGAAAGTCCAGCATTCCGTCCGCGTCCGATTCCTGGATCCAATCGGCCCACAGAACCTGCAGGTCCTTTTTGAGCGCCTTATCTTCGATCTGCCAGCGTGGGGTGATGCCGGTGCCGATGAGGTTGGACACCCAGGTGTCCACGGCTCCGGAGGAAATGTCCTTGTTTCGCACGAGCTGACGGGATCTGGCCCGCATGGTTCCCAACGTCCACGCCAGGGACATGTTGGGCCCGGCCGTCGAGGTTCCCCATGTCGAAGCCAGCCGACGTCCGAAGGACGCCGCCTCGTAGTCCGCGGTGAGCATGCGGCGCGGAACCGGACGACCGAACTGATCCAGGACGCGGAGGAATCGAGGGTCCCTTCCGGGTGGTTTCGGCGCCATCACAACCCCTTGGATGTGGCGGTCAGGACGAAACGCTTCCTGCCGGCCGCAGCCTGTATGTCTGACCGGATTTGGGCCTCCAAGCGGCGGAGCTTTTCCAGATCCACCTGACCATATTCCACCGTGGTATCGCCGATCCGAACCGACGCCACGCGCTTTCCCGACGCCAACGCCAGGATCGCCTGCTGCACGCTCTGAAGGTCAGTCTCCGTGTAGGCCATCTCTTCGCGTTCCCAATAAAAAAAGCGGGTGCCATCCTCCCGAGGAGGATAACACCCGCTTTTCGGCCGATTCCGTGCTTAGCCGGCTATGACCGCCTATGACTGGCCATGACCGCAGAATGCACGTATTTTACCATTGACGGGTTTTTTTTTCCGGATTTTCCACTCAGGAAGGACCGTTCCGTCAGACTTACTCATTCCTGCCCAAACAGGAACAAAGCTGACTTCCTGCTTCATCGGGGCTGGTTTCGCCTGGCGCTTGCGCGCCGGGCCAGAGCCTTCCTCTCCACAGGCTGACACCGTGGAACTCACGGCCATGTTCTTCAGGTTGATTGCGGCATTTAGGTCGCGGTCATGGCGTGTGCCACAGTCCGGGCAAATCCACTGCCGCACGGATAGCGGCATAGCCTCCTGCACCGATCCGCACGCCGAGCAGGTCTTGCTGCTGGCAAACCAACGATCAGCCACCACCACCACGCCGCCACGCATCGTCGCCTTGTACTCCAGTTGCCGCCGGAACTCGAAGAAGCCCATATCGGCGATGGATCGCGCCAGATGGCGGTTCCTCACCATACCGCGCACGTTCAGATCCTCGATGCCGATTGTGTGGAATCGGCGCGTGAGGTCCGTCGTGAGCTTGTGCAGGGCGTCCTGCCGGATGTTGGCGATCCTGGCGTGCAGACGTGCCAGCTTCGCCTTGGCCTTCTTGCGATTTGCTGATCCTTTTTGCTTGCGGCTCAGACTGCGCGAGAGTCGTTGCAACCGGGTCAGCAGCGCCTTGTGAGGCTTCGGACCGGTGATGGTTTCTCCCGTCGAGAGCGTTGCGAGCGCGGATACACCCAGGTCCACCCCCACCACGCCTTGGTTTTCGGCTTTGGGTAAATGGGGCTGATCGGGAACATCCACGGTGATACTGACAAACCAGCGGTCGGCCACACGGGATATCGTGGCCGACAGGATCTTGCCATTGAAGCGCAACGACTCGCGCATACGCACCCATCCCAAATTGGGGATACGTATGCGGCAGCCGTCGATTCTGAACTGATCATTGGTGAGCGTGAACCGGTCGTGCACGCCCTTCTTGCGGAACTTAGGGTACTTGGCGCGGCCTGCAAAGAAATTCTCGAACGCTTTGCCTAATTGCATAATCGCCATCTGCGGTGCGCACTTGGTGACTTCGAGCATC